GTGATCGGCCTCAAGGGCGGTTGGCGGGCAAGCGGGGGAGGTCGCGCGCGCGACAAGGGGCGCGCGCGCGCGCGCGCGGGGCGAGGGCGCGGCGCGGAAGGGGCACGCGCACGAGGCACGGGGGATGCGCGGGGCGCGCGGGGACGGGGTGGGGCGGGAAGCCGAGATCCCTTACACGAACATCCCCCCGCACTTCAACGTCCCCTCGCGCAGGACAAGCGCGTCGCCGAGCAGCCCACCACGGGCGAGCTCGACCTGGTGGAGGAGAAGCTGGCGGCGGCGGCCGCGCCTGCCACGCCCGCCACGCCCGCCACGGGCACGCTGCACGACGTGCCGTCCGACGCGCTCGCGACCGTGCTGGCGCGCGGCTCGCCGTTCGTGAACGCCAAGACGCCTCTCCTGGGCGAGTCGCTCGCGGCGTACGACGCGCGCATGGCGCGCGTGGCGCGCGCGGTGCACGACCTCACCCCTACCGCGCCGTCGCCCGAGACGGCGCGCGGTGACCCGCGGCGCCCCCGCCGCATCGCGCTGTTTAGCGAGTCGCCCGTCGCGAGCGCGACGGCGCCCAAGGCGCCCGTGACGGGCACCGACATCGAGCTGGGCGTCTGCGGTACCGTGGACAAGGTCTCTGACTTCATGAAGGACCACCTTCCGCGCCACATCCGCGGCGCCATCGAGCAGGCCGAGGCCGTGGCCCGCGCCCGCGTGGCGTCGTCCATCGCGTCGTCGGAGTCCGATGGCGACGAGACCGAGGCCGAGGCCTCCACGGGCGGCGACTTGCCGCCCCCGCCCCCGGCGCCGCCGTCGTCCGGCCCCGGCGTGCCGCTCAAGCCGGTGCCGGTGGTGGCGCTCCCCGAGCCCGCCTCCGCCGTGACCGCCCCCGCCGTCCCCGTGCCCGTGGCCAAGCCCAAGCGCGAGATCGAGGTCATCGACCTGACCGTGACGCCCCCGCGCCCGTCGTCCGCGCCGCCGCCGCCGGCCAAGAAGGCCAAGAAGTCGGAGGTCGAGGAGCTGGGCGGCCACATCCTGCCCGAGGGCAGCAAGCGCCCCACCAAGATGGCCAAGCGCCTGGCCGAGCAGCCCGAGGTGCAGGCCAAGATCGAGGCGCTTGAGGCCAAAGCCAAGCTGCGCGAGACGCGCAAGATCATCAAGAAGAACCTGCCTGCCCTGCTGGAGGCGTTCGACGCCAAGAAGGTGGGTTTGGAGGGCTCGCCGCTGCACCACCTGGAGGCCAAGATGCGCTGCATCGACTACGCGCTGCACCACGACGACGCCAGCCCGGCGGAGGTCGAGGGCGCGTACGTCTTCCAGAAGGCCATCATCTTCGACATGACGACACAGGAGGCCGCCGAGGACTCACAGGTCGCCTCCACCGTGTCGCCTGCCCGCTCCGCCGCGTCTGCGCAGACGGACGCCACCTACGTGCCGGGCGAGTCGCTCGACGCCGAGGACGAGGAGATCGACGCCAACGACGAGGAGGTCGACGAGGAGGACGAGGACGACGACGACGAGGACGACTCCGACGAGGACGACGAGGAGGACGCCCAGGAGGCGTCGACTGAGGAGGAGTCGGGCGACGAGGACGCCTCCGAGGAGGAGTAAGAGACCAACCGCACCGCGCGCGCCCCCACCCGTTTTTGTCGCGCTTCGAGAGTTTTTTGTATTCCTCCTGCTATCACCTATTACTACTGCCTCCTTCTCTTCTGCTGGTGTTATAGCTTTGCGACGCTGCCCACAGACCGCGGCCTTCGCCATCACAGCTCAGGTAGTGCCAGTGTGTTGACTTGAAAAGGTCGGTCCATCGGTCCCTACCCCGCCGACCAACCGAAAACTCACAACCTCCGTGCGCGGCCCGTGCACATCCCCTTCTGCGCGGCAAGTGCCCCAGCAGCGTCCTGCTGCCCTGCCCGTCAAGATGCCGCGTCGCAAGGGCGCGTCCCAGCGCCGTGGCTCGAGCGAGCCGCCCCGTGCGCCCCCAACTGCCACGGAAAGTTCGCGTGGCCGCCGCGTCGCGCGCAAGCCCACGCCCCGCGCGCTCCGCGCCGCCGTGGCCGACCTCCGCAACGCCGAGACCGCTGTCGCGTCCGCCGTCGCGCGCCTCCCCGCCCTCGCGCTCGCGCCGCGCGTGCCCCGCCGCCGCGGCGTCTCGCTGTCCGCGATCGCAACTGCCGACGAGTTCGGTGGCCAGCGTGTCCGCTCCGCCGCGCGCGATGTCGCCGCCAGCGCGACGACCCTGCGCCGCGACATCGGCATGCTCAAGGACCGCCTCGCGGGCCTGGACGACGCCGCCTCCGGCGTCGACGCCGTCGCGGACGGCCCCCTCGTGTCGGTCAAGGTCGCCGTGTGGCTCCGCGCGCAGAACAAGGACGGCGAGCCCATCCTGTCCGACAGCCAGGAGCGGCTCCGCCACGCCCGCACCGGCAACGAGCGCGACACCATCTTCGACGGCGCCAACGCGGCCTACATCACGTTCAAGGACGGGATCACCGACGTCGTCCCCAAGTCCGCCGTCTCCGGCATCAAGATCAGCTCCCACAGTGGCGAGTACGTGTACTGGAACGACGACGCCCTCGCCACGTGGCTGGACATCGTCGTGCGCGCCCGCCAGCTCAGCATCTCCGAGAGCCTGGGCACCTTCATCGACGCCGCCAAGCAGATCCAGACCATCGTCACCACCATGTCGTCCGCGTCGTACCTCGGCCTCGAGATCAAGTACATGAGCGAGCCCTTCAAGCGCACCCACGGCCTCGAGCGTGCCGCGTCCGTCACCGACCAGCCGCTCCTCGCCGGCCCCGCGCGCTACCGCCAGTCCGACTTCTCCGTCCTCGACACGACCGACCTCCGTGACATCATCGACAACACCATCGACACCGTGCCGTCGCCCCAGCGCTGCGTCATCTCGTTGCTGATCAAGCAGTACGGCGAGCGCGTCGCGGTGTACCAGACGGGCACCATGGTGCGCCGCAAGGTGGGCTGGCAGGAGAAGCGCGGCAACGACTGGAAGACCCTCGGCAAGCGCCGCTACACCGACATCGAGTTCACCGCCAAGGGACTGCACAAGCTGCTGGACCTCGAGGGCGAGTATTCCGAGACCGCCGACATCGCGCTGTCGCTCGCGCAGTTGCGCAAGGTGTGCGAGCACTTTGACATCCCGCTCAGCGTCATCGACGGCAACAACGACCCCATCGTCGAGGCGTGCTACGAGCCCACGCGCCGCGGCTTTGCGCGCCTCAACGCCCAGATGGCCGACGGCCACCTGTACAACCTCAACGTCGCCCTCCGCCACCTCCACCGCCGCGTCACTGCCGCGCTCCTCAGCTACGCCAAGGACGAGAACGAGATCGAGGTCGTCGGCCCTGACGAGGACACCGAGTCTGTCGCCAGCGACGAGGACGCCGGCACCGACGAGGTCGAGAACACGCACAGCCTGCTGTTCAAGGCCAACTCCCCCCAGTCCGCGACATGGCTGGACGACCCCGTGCACGACATGGCGCACTACGACTACTCCAGCGTCCCGCCGGGCGCGACGTGCCTGTGGTTCGAGACCGACGTCCAGCTCGTCGACGACGTCGTCACCCCGCTCGTCAAGCGTGGCATCGTGCCCTCGCTTAACTTTGCCAGTGGCCGCGTCACGGGCGTCGCGCTGCGTCTGCGCTTCATGTCCCCGCCCACCAAGCCCGGTGCTGGCTCCACCGAGCGCATCGTCGTCGCCGTCGTGTCGACGCCCATGTCGCCGCCTGGCGAGGTCCGCCCCGACGTCGGCCGTGCCGAGAGCGAGGCTGCGCGTGTTGCGTATGACGAGGTGTCGGCGCCGTTCTTCCAGCAGGCGACCGTGTCCATGTTCGCCGACCTCCACCCGACGCACACGGGCGGTCCGCAGCTCGGCCGCATCCTGCGTGACCTCCCCATGGGTGCGCTTTACGGGCGCTTCGACATGGAGCGCGCCCTCATGCCGTACCTGTACGCGTACGACCAGACCAAGGCGCACACGTCGGCGCTCGTCGAGTTGTCGTCGTCTCTGCCCGTGTTCTACTACGACGACCGCTTCAAGGAGGTCAACCTCGGTGACGCCGTGGACGACAACAGCTTCTACATCGTCATGCGCCCTGTCGGCGTGCGCACCCACGGTGAGACGCTACGCCCCGACTCACCCGTTCTCGTCGTGTTGTCTCACTACATGAACGTCGTGACCGGCCGCACGCTCGCGGTCGTCATGCAGCACCCCGACTTTGGCGCGCACTTCCGCGTGGTCGCGTCGGTCAAGCCGTCGCGTATCGTCAACGTCAAGAACGAGTTTCTCGGCGCGCTGCGCCGCATGTACGCCAACCCCCTGCTCAGCGCAGCCATTCGCAAGTTTGTCGTCAACTGTGTCGTCGGGCGCCTCGGCAAGAAGCAGGTCACCCGCACGTCAACCGGCGTGTTCCGTGACTTCGAGGACGCGACCATGCACGCGCACCTCAAGGGCCTGGACGCCAAGTCGGTGCAGTACCTTACCGATGAGCTGTTTGTGCTGCATGACGAGTCGCGGTCGACGCTGCGTGACCACCGCGCGCCCATCCACGTCGCCGTGCTGGACATTGTGCGCCGCCGCAACTTTTTGGAGCTGCAGCGCATCCTCGGTGCCCACCCGGCCGTGCGCCTCGCGGCGGTCAAGACGGACTGCCTGTACATCGAGTCGCCGTCGCGTCTCGAGTTACTGCCGCGGTCGACGGATGTCGAGGACTTCATTCGCGGTGCCCACTGGCACTCGGAGGAGATCGAGGCCATCCAGCTGCCGTCGCGGGAGCCGCGGATGGGCCACGAGCGCCCGGACCTCATGCCGCTGCTGGGTGCGCCGGCGCCGTTCGAGTCGATTGTTTTGTCGCCCGAGGAGGAGATGAATGTCGACGCGGTCAACTCGGTCATCGTGCGCGGCGACATCTTCATTACCTCCACGGTGCCGGGTGCGGGGAAGTCGTCGAGTGCCATGGCGTTTGTGCGTGAGTACGACGCGGTGGGCGAGACGCTCGTGGTGACGCCGCTCAACAAGCTCAACGCCGAGTACCGCGTGCGTGGCTTCAAGACGATGACGCTGTTCACGCTGCTCGGCCTGTCGCCCACGTCCAGCCGCCGCGGTGAGACCTTCACCAAGGTGTGTGCGACCAAGAAGCTGGACGAGTACAGCTACATCATCTTTGACGAGTGGGCGGCGGTGCCGGAGCTGTTGCGCATGCTGTGGCGGCCCGTGCGTGCGGCTAACCCGCATCTGCTCGTCATGTATCTCGGCGACCCGCGGCAGCTGCCGGCGATCGAGAGCAACCTCAACTTCCGTGGCGAGCAGGCGGAGATCGAGCGGTTTACGCAGAGCGTCAAGGTGGACGCGCCGCGTATGCTCACGCTGCGGGTGTGCAAGCGCGTGACGAGCGCCGACGACCGTCGGTTGGTGGACGCGCTGTACAACGAGGTGTGGGTGGCCAACCCCGAGTGGCACGGGCGCGCGAGTGTGGAGAAGGTGCTGGCGCTGTTGCCGCCAGGGCGGGTGCTCACGCGGGTGGCGGACATCCCGGACGGTGCGGCGGTCATCTCGTTCCACGTGGACACGGCAGTGGCGCTGGGCATCGAGCTGGCGAAGCGGGAGCAGCCGCATGACGCGGTACTGCTGGGGCAGAAGAAGCTGCCGACGGGCGAGAAGCCGTTTTATGTGTGGCCGTCGTGTGTGCTGCGCAGCAACAGCAACGCCAAGCTGGGACGGGGACCGGACGACACGCGCCTCGTGAACAACGGGCGGTATACCGTGCTCACCATCAACAAGGACAAGCGCATGGTGCGGCTGGCGCTAGACCTGAGCACGGATGTGGAGGGCGACAAGGACGAGCCGGTGCAGTTGTCGTACGCGGCGGTGCTCAAGTGGTTCAGCCACGGGGCGTACTCGGCGACGGGCCACAGCTGGCAGGGCGCGACGATTACAGGGCGGCCGATCGTGTTGGTGGACGTGTTTTCTTACTTCGTGTCGCGGCGGTGGCTGTGGATGTCGTTGACGCGAGGGGACGACATGACTAAGGTGTACACGCTGCAGCCGTCGGTGGCAGAGGCGGCGGTGCACGGGTTTGGTGGACGGGACTGGCGGGCGTATATGACGCGGGCGATTACGAGCTACAAGGCGCAAGACAGGTCGGTGGCGCGGATGTTTGACGACAAGGACTACGTGACGGTGGACGACTGGTGGAACTTGATGATGGAGGCGGGGGCGGCGTGCTTCCACTGTGGGCAGGCGTGCGGCATGCTGGGGGACATGGCGGCGACACTGGACCGGGTGGTGGGGACGTGCGCGCACCTGCGCAACAACGTCATTTTGGCGTGCCTGGGGTGTAATCGGGCGAGACATTAGTTTTCGGAAAATTCTGATTCTGATTTTTTTTCAAGATACAAAAAAGTAAGTAAAAGACCTAAAATGCGCCGTCGCTCTCATTCCGTTCATCATCATGCAGGTCATCACGGGCATCACGGAGGCAGCGTAAAGTCTCAGTATGTGAAGCATTTGCTTGCGCACGGCAGGTTTAAGCTCCGTAAGGTAAAGGGCGCTTCTCCCGATTTGCGCGCTCACCACCGTGTTTATGCGCATAAGTGGCCTCGCCTGCGTAAGGCTGGCAAGTTCTCGCATCATGCGGCAAAGCGTTCAGAGAAGCGTCTTTAAATTCAAGTATTACTCGTACCGATGCGCGAGCCCGAACTCGCCGTGGTGGTGGCGCTTATGACGCTTACCGTCACCCGTCAGGGCCTCGCCGGTGCCAACTCCCATACCAAGCTTGCCTAGCGCACTAGCAGCAGACGCGGCATAGGGGTTGCCAGTTGAAGCGAGCAAGTTCTTGGTCATGGTGCCATAGTGCTTGTTCTGGTCGTAAAAGGCCTTACCCTGGTCATACATGGCCTTGCCGCGGCTGTAAAGGTTGCTAATGTTACCGATGTTGGGCATGAGACTGCCAAGGAACCCGCCAGAGAGGGTTTCCTTCTTGGTGGTGGCGTCGGAAATGCCGCCCTCACTAGCATCCTCCATGGCCTTGAGGACGGCAGCCTCGGTAAGGGGGGTGACAGTGAGCGAAGACTTACCGGCATTTGAAGTAAAAAAGCCAGTGGAAATGGTAACAATGTTAATGACAGGGTTAGTAAATGCAGATGACGTGTAGTTGGCAATCTCCAGGTCAATAGAAAATGCATTAGCACCCGCCACGCCAGGGGCATCACCGTTTGTAAGCGTGATGTCCTTACCAAACCGCAAAAGAAGTGCACCGCCCGTAGTGCAAACATGAACAGGCGTGTTGTAAACGTAAGACGTGTCGACAGTGGGTGTAATGGATGCCGTGCCATTAGTAATTGGCAAAACCAGGCCTTGAAGAGCTGCTGTATTAGCAATACTTGCCGGCAGAGTAATGCTACCAGAAACAGTAGGGGCGACAGCCACACCGTTTACAGAAGTTCCAAAGTTTCGAGGGAAACGGAGTCCACCGACCTGAAGTCCCTTCCACTGGTTAAAACTCATCTCGTAGCCGTTGGCATATGACATCTTCCACAGCTGAAAATCGCTCATACCCGACAATAGACCTTGCTGGTTAGAGTACGCAACACTGGCTTTCGTAATAGGAAACGTCCAGTCGTCCCACAAACCTTGATACTGTGGAGTGGACACACCTTGGGCGCTAGCATAATCTGACGGCTTACCAGTAACGTACACCAGCACCATCTCAGGGGTGTTCTGCAAAGTAAGCGTGCCCGAGTTGATTGTTGCTCGGCCACCTGTGATTGTCCCACCAGATGGGACTGTCTGGCCAGTGGGAAACTGAAAACTCTGAATAGCATGATAAGGCACGACAGACTTGTCGGGAAGAGGAGTGTGTCAATAGGAGGCGTAATAAATGTAGCCTGCAAGAAACTGTCGCTAAACACGCCATTTGCGCTACCAGCCGCAACAGATGAATACTGAATATTAACAACCCCAAGTTCAGGGTTGGTCTGCTTGATGATACGTGCAACGTCTGGCGTCTGCATCTGTGCAGTAAAACCAATAGTCTGAACACCAAACAGACCAAGCTCGTTGGATCCAAACGCCGAACCGTACGCCAGCGGGCTAATGAAAATAGGCTCGCATAACGTCAGCCTGATGTAGACAGGCACAAAGAATGCACTGGTGCCCTGGTTGAGAATGTTAGGCGCAGTAGACAACGCCAGAGCATAAGTGACGTTTACATAGTTGTTGGCCGCCGACGCGGTAACTGGAGGAGGAGGCACGCAAGGCGCACCATTCTCACTAATCCAGTTCGCAGTCACTGTACAATTAACGGGAGTGTTCGAAGTCCCACCAGTTGTCGCGCCAGTCACAACGGGTGTGCCATAGAAACCGGTAGTGGGCAACCACGGCGTAGCAGTAGCGGCACCAGTAGCCTCTGTACCGCCAAAAATGGGAAGAGGTGTGCCATCAGGCTGACAGTAACACCAATTGCTAAATGCGCCATTCGGAACATTAGTGCCATCATCATCAGATCCAGAGTAGGTGTTACCGTAGGGATTACCAGGCTCCTGGTAACTGCGACTAGGCAAAGCATACTTTCCAAGCCGATTAGGAGTTCCACCTGCGGCGGAACGAGCCTCCTTACTATCAGCTAGACGCAAAAGTTGTGGCAGCACCTGAGCCGTCTGCAGCTGCATGCTGACATCGTTAATAGTAAGTGACTGCGAAGAGGTCAGACGGTTAAGCGGAAAAGAGGAAAGACTCCACGTGTCGCCAAAACGAACAAGCTGGGTCCATGCGGTTGTTCCATGGGGACCGGGGGTATAAACGTTAGGTCCCTGTGATGCAGCCGCATTAGGATTGTGAAGAACCTGCTGGTCAAACTGAAGCACAACAGTTGACTGCCAATAAAGTGCGCGGTCAACAATGGTGTTAAGAGATGGCGTATTGATCGTGTAAGTGTGCTGAGACGTCGTGGAAGCGAGAGAAGCAAACTTTCGGCTAGAAACAGACTCGCCGCCAAGGCGTACGCCCATTCGCGGCTCGGGGTGAGGCCCGACGCGCGAATCAAGAATTACCGGCATCTTACTCATTTTAGTTTGTGAAGAAAATATTCACAGAAGAAATTATTCTAATCACGCTATGTTTAAAATTTACGCTGCAACAACAATTTCATCTGTACGCTCCCGTTAGGCTTGAGATAAACTGGACTTAGCTGATCAGTTAGACGGTTACGCCAAAGCAACTGAAAATTAATACTGGTGAGTGGCTGATTAGTCATGAACTCAAGCCAGCGATACTGTGCACTTGGCGCGTATGTAACCTTGCCAAGGTAGTCCTCTGGTCCACCGTCTAGTGGAAGTGCAATGTCAGTAAACGTTGGAATAACTAAATTGCTGCTACCTCCACTTGTTATTGAAGTGCCAGTTAAAAAGTTGGTAGTGGATGCAATTTCAGGGTTGATGGGCATTGTGCTTGTAAACAGCAGTGAATCAACTGGACTCCATGCGTCCGTATTATCAAATTCTGATACAACAACAAGCGGAGCCTGAGCAGACTCAAGTAAAAAGCCTTGGCTGCCTGGACAAAACAAGGACGTGCACATCTCATACCCTTCGTTGCTCGCAGCTGGCGTGAGATTTGGGTATGTAACGCGATGCTCAGGGTACCCATTAAGCGTGTACGGTACAATTGTAGGATATACTTCATTAGTGTCGTTGCGATCAGTGAAGCTAAATCCGCCAAGATACATCTGAAGAGTAGAGTTAACAAGCATTTCAATCCAAAAGAATCCTGCGGGTCGCGAACGATATCCGTTTGAAGCCAAAATGGTCGCAATTTGAGAAATAGGGGCGTCAAGTGGGTCGTAGTAGGCATAAGATGGAAGCACAATAGACATTCTTCCGCCACTAATTAGATCAGAGACAAATTGTGGAGAATACACGACAAATGACGTGGATACAGTCTGTTGTGTGTTGCTTGAATCATAGTAATTGTAACCGTTCAGTACCCCGCCCGCAGCAGCTTGTGCCTGTACATACTTAGTTAAGCCAGAACACGCAAAGTCAACTGCAGGTTGAATACACTTTGAGATAAAATGCTGCTTTGATCTTGCCCAGTAATAATCACTGTTGGGAGTTGGCACAGCCTGCTGTGTCTCAGGAGCCCAAAATACAGGGCATGTAAATGTAGGTGAATACTGTGCAGCAACGTTTGCCCCAGACGGCTGCCAACCAACACGCATACCAACCACCATGTCAGTGAGGTTAGGATTTGGTTGATTTGCTTTGATTGTAGGAATGACAATCGGTAAATCAAGACCAGTGACTTGAAAGCGAATAATTGCCGCACGGTAATCCGTTGAACGGTTAATGATCGGTTGCGTACGAGAATCACTGTACGCTACGGCCGGTCGAGGCACGTTTACATTTGCACCAGAGTCAGCGATCGAAGATGCATTAATATACAACAATTCAGGACCTACCGACATTTTTACTTCAAAATGTTATTTGCGTTTGCTTTATGCAAAATTTCTTCCGTTACCACCGTGACAAAAGTATCAGGCGATACCCCACTATCCTCAACCAACGACTTAAAATCGTTAATACTGAGGTATGAGTAAAGCATCCGCGCTGCAACCCACCGTCCACACGAGTTTACGCCGCGTTTCATCGCTTGAAATCTGTATGGATTGTGCCGAACAATGTACCCATCTAAACGGGCGTTGTTTAGCAGTGTAGTTAGGTGTCTTTGTGTTTGGCCTAAAGCAACCTCAACTTTATCAGGGATGTAATCAAACTGTTCATCGATATCGCCACCATATGGATCAAAAAACTCAAGTTCGTTCTCATTGCGTTTTAAAACTCCTGTCCAGTGCCCAGCAGTATGTGACTTTGTAAGGTACAGTAACACTAGACGGCCGTTGAAATCGAGGACATCATCAATACGACTTGCGTGGACCAAGTTAGGATATGTCATGATTGAGGTGTTGTGGCCTAATAGCAGCTTAAGATCAGTGTCGGACAATGCCTTCTCAATAGCCTCAGTAAGCTCTGGGTTAACGCCGGGTGCACGCTGCTTTCCCGACCGCTGAAGGGCTGAGCCGTACAACCGCGAAAACTGATCTAAGCTGTGTGCAAGAAGCGCATCGCCAACGCCCGCGATAAACCCATCTTTACCGGTGGGATTACTAACTGATTCGTACACTTCCTTGTCACGCCAAAACCTGCCAAGTGAACGATACAATGGATCCTTGGAAATGTACACTTCTTTAGTGTTTGGTGCCTGCAACAATAAATCTAAAGGCTGAAGTGCACCGTTGTAATACACCGCGCTACGAATGAATGGGAACTGACGCTGAAGCGCAAGACCGATAGCTGATCCTAGTGAGTGTCCAGTAAGGAAATAGGCGTATTGGGAAGATGGAAACGAGTTGAGTAAACGTGTAAACACATCAAAATCTTGCCTAAATCGGTCGGTTGACTCTAACTTGTTGGAGGCAATGGCAAAATCAGCTTTAAGGTCGTTAAAGTCGGTGGGAACGGTTCCGCGGACGGCAACAATTAAACGGGGTCCGTTAGCGTCGCGGAAAACTTTAATTGTCGGGGTGTCCAACAAAATGGGCCATCCGTGGATTGGGTCTGACATGCCAGTGTTGTAGGATCGTCGAGCAGCTTCGTACAAGATGGCATCGGCGGGGGCATTTTGAAGGTGTGGAGCATTGACGACTGGCGTTTCCTTAAAGAATGCGTCACGAACTTTGCTCCCGATGCTTTTGGCCCAGTCAAACAGTCCAGAGCCTTCGCATGTCTTGCACGGCATATCGTGCCAGCCATTGCACTCATAACAAGCCCCATTTCCAATATTCATTTTTTATGTGATCCTGAGCAAAAAATTAACACATAATCACGTGGTTACACGAATAATTTTTTTGTTCGACCTCACAGAAAACTCACATAATTGTTTAACCCCGCAAAACAAGCGTAAAAGTGAGTAGAAACACGCAGTATGTCGTTTAGAACGGGTCACGGCCACGATGGCTACGGTTTGCCTTGTCCTGCGTGCCGGGGACGCGGTTCTTTGCACGGCGGGAACATGTGCACTAAGTGTGAGGGGACTGGCTTTCTCGATTGGATTCGCGGAGCTTGGAACACGGTGTCTTCCGGGGTAACAAATGCCGCTAAGGCAGTGTCTAACGAGTTTACCAATCCTAATAGCGTGCTAAGACACGGTGTGACGGACGCGGCAAAGAAGGTTGAGCACGAGTTTACGGATCCTAATAGCGTTCTTCGGCACGGGGTAACTGACGCGGCACAGAAGGTTGGACACGAGTTTACGGATCCTAACAGTATTTTGCGTGGCAAGGTTATCCCAATGGCAGCTAAGGTAGTCAATACTGTGACGCCTTTTCTTCAAGAAATTCCAATTGTTGGCGAGGTAGCGGATGCATTGGACGCGGGTCTTAATGTTGCCAATAAAGTGAACTCTGCTGCCAAGACGGTTGGATTCGGCGTTCACACTCACCGACGCCACCGCCATTCCCGCAAACACCGCGCTGCAGGAATGGACGGTCAGGCTATGACGGGCGAGGCGGTGTCGGGTGCGGCAGTGTCAGGTGCAGCGGTTTCGGGTGCGGGTCGCCGCCGTACCCGCAATGGTCCGGTGGGTCTGCGGACGCGAGTGGCGCCTCGTCACACTTCAGAGCGCAACGCGGTGGTGCGCAAGGTAATGGCGGAGCATGGTCTCAAGATGATTGCGGCGTCCAAGTACGTTAAGGAGCACGGTCTGTGGAAGCCGTCACGTGTGTAAATATAGCTTGATTATAATTTAATATAAAATGTTTTTTGAAAAGACCCGAGAATCTCGTCGGGCAAATGTCGATGATCGGGAAATGCTCCGGCATCGACGAAACAGTCCAAAGCCACGTCCAGTGCATGGCGGGATCCTTGAGTTTGCACCGACGCGTGTTGATCTGCATCCATTCGGAGTGTTACCAGGTCGTCCGCGCGAGTTTGATGATCCTTTGATTGGCGGGGCGGTCGCACGAGAGAACTTTCCGTATGTGCAACGTGCAGTCACACGTCGCAGAGCGTATTATGAGCGTCGGGGGGCAATATCGGCATCTCCGGCAGCGACAGCGCTCAATTTACCTGCGCCCGACAATGCCATGTCGGATACCGGTAAGGGGTACGTTGCAGCATTGGATCTAATGATTATGTACGCGCAGAACAGGACATGGAAACAGGCGTCCAAGGCAGTGTTAAGTTTGTTAAACCTCCTTAAGAATGCAAAGACACTCACATTTCAGGACCTTATGCGTATGGAACAAAAAATCAATGATATGTATGAGGTTGTTGATAGGGCGGCAACAACTGAGGACGCGGGTGTTCCAGAGTATCGACTTACACGGTCTCTATTGTATCAGCTTGCGGTACTTGTTGTGGGCATGGGAAAGGCAAAGGGGCTTACACCTATGGTTAACATTGCACCGGGTCCAGTTCAGGGACCTGAAGATAGAGCGGCACCCGACGACGAGTATGGTGATAATCTTCCTCCAGGACCACCTCCTCCTCCACCCGCTGCTTTCGATCGCCCAGGTAGACAGCGCCCGGGCCGATATCCACTACTTCCTCGTCCTCAAGGCGATGAAGACGAGGAAGATAATAACAGTCAACCTAGTGACCGTGACGACGGAGACGACGATGGCGATGAAGGTGGCGGCGACGAGGCGGTAGCAGCAGTAGCAGCAGATGTGCCTGCTGCTGGTCCAGGATATGCTGCAAGGTTGTTAATGGCGGCCGGTGGTGTGGCGCTTGCAGGTGCACGGCGGGCAGCGGCCGGGGTAGGAGCAGCAGCTGGCGCAGCAGCTGGCGCAGCCGGGCGTGCAGTAATGGTCACTGCAGCTAACCTTAATCAGGCGTTTCAAAATCAAGCTGTTGCAGCAGAGATTCCAGCGCAACCTTTACAGTTGGAGAATCCTGCTGCGCCATTTGCAGAGCAGGCGCATGTTCGAGCGGCACCACAACCCGCAGTTCAGCAAGCCATTGCAGATGGTCAGCTTCATCCTTTAGTTGCAACTGATCTTGCACGAGTAGTACCGCCACACGCACACGCGCACCGGATCCCACAGTTGCAAGACGCGCCTCACTTCCCTCTTCACGCTCAAATTCCACCAGTTGAGGAGGCATTGTTTGGTCAACGCCAACGCGCAATTGAACGCGCACAATACGCGGAAGCGATACAACCTTTTCAACACGCTGGCCGCCAGCCTGTTATTCCGGCTCCAGCTAATCAACCGGGTGGAGCAAACCCAGGAGACCCGTTGTGGCGCGCATGGGGACGCGTCCGAGGAGACGACATTCGGTTGCCACGTAACATGCAAACGGATCAGGTCCCAGAACTGCGGTACCCAGCACCCAATGCATTCAGGCATCCGCAGGCACCGCCGCCGCCGCTTTTGCTTCCGGCGCCTGGTGTTCAGGTCCAAGCTCAGGCACCAGCGATGGGGGCGCCGGCACAAGCTCTTGTTCGCGTACCGCCCCGGGGACCAATCGGTCCACCCGCTGCCGGACGCCGTCGTAGGCGTGGCAGCATGGCCGCCCCGTTGGCATTGATGGATGGTGTGGTTGATGATCAACCACAGCAGCGTCGCATGCAAAGGGGAGAAGACGGACGAGACGTTCGTCAACGGCTGGACGACGCGCCAGCAGCTCCGGTGTTAGCTATTGAGGACGCCCAACCTGCACCACCAGTAGAGGCAGCCGTAGAGCAGTTGGAAGACGAGGCGCCGGTACCGGTGCCAGCGGTACCCGCACCCGTCTTGCCTGCACCCGCAGTGGTACCCGCACCTGCGGCACCTGCGGGGCCAGCCGCTCAGCCAACCTGCCGTGGCAGACTACGAAATGGACGAGACTGCCGTTCTACTATTGGTCTAGTGAACGGCTACTGTCGCCACCATACAGGTCAGGCAGCCAACAATGCACTTGGTCGAGTACGCGAGCTGCAACAAGCTGCAGTTGCCGCTCGCGGTCAGGCGCGTGCTAACCAAATTCTTGCAGCAGATGCAGCAGAAATGCCAGTCGAAGATCCCGAGGTACCGGCACCAAATATGCAAGTTGATCAAGATGCTGCACCCGAGGACGAGGATCTGCCTATGCAAGCTGACGTCGACGCACCAGCAGCACCGCTGGTGGCACCAGCAGCACCACCAGCGGCACAGGCAGCAAGAGTACTATGCGGAGCCCGAACGACGAAGGGTAAGCCATGCAAGCTTCCTCGTCCTTGCCGTTTTCACGTGCAAGGCGGATAATGATTTTAGGAAAATCAAAAACACACTTGAATTTTTTAGCTAATTTCACCAAAAAGTTCAAGTCTTTTATGGCTTTTGAACTCGGACCCACTCACAAGTCCGTATCTGCGGCACTAGGAAACAAAGCGTTTCCCGTAGCTCACGTTATTGGCGGGGTTTACAATCACTGGAAGTTATGGCTTAATCCGGATGCACCTTCTGGCAAGACTCGTGTCCATTTGCCCATTAACTCCCACTTTAACATTGAGCCTCCGCACGACCCCAAACAGCGTCAATGTCTGTGGACCTTTGGCATGAGCGGCAGTGGCAAATCCACAATTCTTAGATCTTACGCGCGCCGTTACCGCCAACTCTGGCCTCGGCGCCCGATTGTCCTAATCAGCCAGCTTCAGGAAGATGAAACTCTCGATCTTCTTGCTGATGAGATTGGCATGCGTCGTCTGTCCATTGACTCACTAGTTGAAAGACCGCTTGAACTTGACGAGCTAGGCAAAGATGGTAGTCTAATCCTGTTTGACGACATTGATGCGCTTGACAAGGAAACTGACCTTGCCGTACACGACGCTATTACCAAGATTGCTACCATGGGTCGACACGCTTTATGTAGTATGATTATTGCCAGTCACACACCCACCAACGGTCTAAAGACACGCGTAATCCTTAGTGAAATGCACGCATTTGTTTGCTTTAGTCACGGCGCTAGTCCAAGTGCAATTGATTACCTTTTGGAGCGGTACGCTGGTCTTAGCAAGATTCAGTGTCGCAACGCACGTAAGCTCAGGTCGCGCTGGTTTATGGTATCAAAGATGTACCCGGGGTACGTCATTGCGGATGGTACGTCATACCTTTTACATGCAGACGAGGAAGCGGTAAAAACTCATTAAATGTCTGATCATATTCAACTTGCCATAGATACATTAAAACGTGCTACCGCAGAACTCGAAAAACTAACCGAATCTGCGTTGCTTGCACGCGAGGCACTAAAACACGATAAAGACCTCATTCGCAACCTTGAATGTCTGCGCGACGAACAAGCGACCGAATCGCTGGAATCCCCGCTAATCCCGGACCAAATGCCCATGCAACAGCACCTACGGCTGCGGCGGCACCTAAAAAAGTGTCTCAAAGGGCGTTAAGAGAAATTGCAGACTATAATACCGCCGGCCAGCAAGCATTACCAGCACGTGGCAAACGCGAACGTGCACCGCCTCCTGCATTTGATCCGGTTCCCGTTCCTGCACCTAAAAAACGCAAGGCCGCGCCACCGGCTGCACCAGCGCCTTCAGCACCAGCTCCAGTGCCTGTACTACCACCAGATGGACCCATCCAGATGCCAACAATCACCGAAGAACGCCGTCAGTGGGCTAAAGAGCTACACACGCCTCATATTCGTCCATCAGAAACACGCCGCGTTGTGACTAAAGGCATGGATGACGTATGGGCAGCAGACACAACGTATATGTTTAGCCGTCAACCTGAAATTGTCGCCTTAAACGACGGCTACAAGTTTATCTTTGTCATTATTGACTGCTTTACACGCTACACCTGGGCTGTGCCAATGAAATCAATTACTGCTAACAGTGCATGGGACGCACTAACTAAAGTTATTAACGAGTCTAAGCGTCGACCCGACAACCTATGGGTGGATCAAGGCAGTGAATTCATTGGCAACCGCAAAAAGTTGGACAATATGGGTATTGTTATGTATCACACTTACAACCAAGGTAAAAGTGTTATGGCCGAGCGAATGCATCGTACTATCCGCGAAAAGCTGGGTCGTCGAATGACAGAAGTCAACACTCAACGCTGGGTGGATTTGTTGCCGGAGATCATGAAGGAATATAATGAGCGCGACATCCATTCAGCCATTCGCATGACACCTAAGGAAGCGTCAAACCTTGATGACGGTCGAGCACAACTGCTTTGGTTCCATCAGTATAATGCTGAGCGGGTTGGACCAAAGTATCAGATGGGCGACTGGGTACGCATTTGGCGCGAACCAACTCAATACCAAAAACGCGCAGGTTCACGAAGGTGGCAAGACGAAAAGTTTCTTGTTGTTGAGGTAAGGTCGCGTACACGCCCAGTAACGTATCGCATCCAAGATGAAGGAGGTGAAGTCATTATTGGGTCTTACTACGAAAACGAGCTGTTAAGAACTGCGCCTCCCCAAATGGCAAAACGCAAGTTTAACCAAATCTCAGAGATCCTCAAGCGTCGCACCAATCAGACGGATGGAGAGTTTGAGTACCTTCTTCGTGTGGATGGACAACCGGTTCCAATTTGGTATGCGGAGTCTGACCTCGGAGTCCGGGATGCTGCACTGGTTAAGGCAATGTACGAACGATCACATTAGATTAATCATTTTAAGTCAAATGTCAAAGACTAAAAAGCATCGGAAATCAAAAATCACAGTCCATAAAGCTCTTAAAGTCGAAAACGAAACCGTAAATCCTTATACCGGTGTTTCGCAGCTCATAAAGCCAAGTAGCCTTGACGAATACTACAAACACTTCCCTAACATCTACAGACGTGCTGATACCGCATCAAATCTCGAACTTCGAGGTGAAGGAATGCGACACAAGAAGCAGTTATACGCCGTGCCCGTACCCATTGTAGGAAAATACAAGGACGGATCAAATATCTACCGAGACCACCACGGTCTTTACATCATTCATTTTCAAGCTAAGACCAGGAAGATGGTCAAGAAACACCTCAAAACACTCAGGCGCTACGTAAAGCACTAGTTTACTTGCTGCGCGTCTTCTTGTGCTCGGCAAATCGCGCAAACGCGTGAGCGCGCTTGGAAGGTGCGGGAGTGGTTGGCACTTGCTCCGTCTCCGATGTCACCGCGTCGCCCAAGATCTCCTCGACCGCCAGCTCGACCCACACCCCCGGCGTTCCGTCCGTTGAGCGGTGGTACGCGCTAAAAAACGGGCGCACCTTGACTGTCACACTCTTGGGCGCGATCTCGTGCAGCATAACCAGGCGGTCGTCCACCATGGTCGTGTTGGTGCCGTCCGCGTCACGCAGCATGAACACTGGCGACGGGCGGTCACGCGGGGGCGCCGGCAGCGTGGGCGGGTAGATCTGCTTCACCTTGATACCAAACGTGTCGCTGTGCTTGGTAAAGGTGACGTGCGTGTCCGTTGACAGGCCAAACAAGCCCACGTTGAGCTGCGGGCCGTACTTGGTTGACTTGATGAGCGTGTTGATGTAGGCGCCCTCCATTCCCACCTGCTTGGCAAAGTGCGCGGCTCCCAGCTGCACGAGATCCGCCACCTGCTCGACCGCCGGGCCCGATAACGTGATGTTCAACGGCTTGAACCACACCAGCTCACCGTCCTTGAGCGTCGCACACGGGTTGCCGACCATGTTGGCCTTAAACTCAATGGTGCGAACGTCACCCGAGGAGTTGAGGAACTGCATACCGCCCTTGAGGTTGGGGCCCGTCTTGACGTTCTTGTCCTTCACGCAATACGAACCAACTGACGCTTCCACCACCGAAAGTTCATCTCCCGAGACGGGCAGGAAAACAGTGGCCATTTGGGTCGGGAGAGGGCGCAAACGACGCCTAGTCAGATTTCCGCTGCGACAAGAAAGACAGAGTGACGAGTAATGGCGTTCCTTAAGTTTGTTATGGGATGGCTCAGTCTCGCCCGAACATTTTCGGACAGTCACCTTATTCTCTTCAAACTTACGTCAAACATTTTCCCAAACCTTTTAAAATCCTGTTTTATCGTCTTTAGCCCTCAAAACACTCGCAAACGCTACCATGACGTCCACCGATGCGACTGCCAGCGTCTCCACCGCCTTTGACACCACGCTCGCGTTTGCCGAGGAACAACTGACCAAGTGCACTAATGAGGCGGCTGAGTGTGCGCAAAAGGCCACCATTGCCCTTCGCAAGATGTCTGTCGAGCGCGCAACCTTCCAGACCGTCGACGCCGCCTACCTCCTCGTCGCCTGCACCGTCCACTTCAACGACCCAGAGTTCCTCGCCGCCCGCAACGCCGACGCCAAGGCCTTTGAGAACGCCCACAACGCGACCATCGAGTTCAACAAGGCTCATGACGCACTGCTTACCGCATGTTCTCAACGTCGCAACTGGGAGATCATCGTCAACACCATGCACACAGGCCAGCTTGTCCGCCTTAACATGACCATCGACGTACCTACCCAGATCCTGGATTCTTTGCCCGAGTCTGAAGACGATGAACACGAGCAGGTCGAGACTGAGAACGAGGACGACCCAGACGACGAGACTTACCAACCCGAGACAGAGGAGACGCGCCCACTCATGTCCGACGAGGATACCGACGACTGTGACTCATTGGTCCACGACTGACTCATTGTCCTGTTGCTCGGAATCTCTCTCTCAATCTCATTCATTTGCCTGTACTTTATGTTGTGCGAGCAACAGGAAACATGTACTAACTAGCGTACTAGTGTTTAAGGGACGATAACATCGATCGGTAGGTCTCGATCCTTGACTCGCATTGGGTTCCTATGCGCATTCGCAGGAGACATATCCTCCACCACAAATCCAACCTCGACGTCCTCCCCGCAACATCTACTACGCAATTTCTTGCCTACAATCGACTTGTAGATGTAAAGCGCAATCAAAAACAAACTCCCACCCGTCCCGGTTCCTAACAACGCCGTATTCGTATCCATTCTTTAAAAATAACTGCTCCAAGTCGCCTTTCGGGCACGTGGCTTGACTCCGGCCGCCCTTTTTGCCGCTCTCCGCGCGGCGATTGCGGCATAGTCAACGTCACCGCCTCGAATAGCGCGATGGCGCTTTACGCGATGGCGCGCATGCAGCCGAGGTGCCGGACCTGTCCGAACGTGAACTTTACGATGACGACGCATTCTAAAACTTCTAAAAATAATTAAAAATATTTAGTCCTCTAATTACGGCGGCTCCACAGGCTGCTCTTCCAAACGATACCAGATAGACTCAAACTTTAGTATCGCCCCAGCGTCAGCACCTGTCCCACCCGTATACGTTTGGTTCCTAACATAAAATCCAACCGTGTAGACATTGTCAAAGCCAACTTCAGGTGTAGCCCCTCCCGTATACACTGGCGGAAGGGTAGACGCTCGAAAAACAGCAGTCACGGTTTCATTGGCGTTATAAAAAGTAGCGCTACCTGAACCGCGCGAAAAATTCATAGTTGCATAGACGTTAGCCAAATGATTAAACTGAGTACCACGATGTACTCTACAAATGACATAATAGTTTCTACACATTGTATCTGTCGATAGAGGCTGCGGAGACGGATTAGTAACACTTGACGGTAAAGAAGAATAATTATTATTTAAACCGGTATACCCAAAGTTCACCTGGTAACTGCTGCCCGGGACCAAAAAAACAGGTGGAAAATAATGAAACTTTTCACCCTGCAGGGCGCTAATACTACTACCAGGTATAGAAGAGAGCATAAACGCTGGAGCCAACCCAAATGCTTTGGTCTTCGGAACTAACGCCTCTAAAGTCTCTAGACGGTCATCAAGATCAGCAGTCGTATTACTCACTGCCGTAAAAGCTGCTTTTAAACTCTGGCATTTTTCTTCATCTGCAAGATCCGCTTGATTATCCAAGCTACCCGTCACCAATATCTTAACATCTGACACCGCAATAGCCCCTCCTTGATTCCCCAATGCCAGCGTCATGTTATTCGGGGCCTTGATGCGCTTAATTCGCTCAATATCCCCACCGCTCGCCGGTGCCACCAAGCGACGTTTTATCAAGCTCATTCCTAAAAGTGTAAAAAGCGTGCCTTAAAAAATTATTTTATACTTCGTCTGACCACCCGCTTCTTCTCCCACCAACTTTTGTCAGTTGGTCCCCTTACTGGGAGAATGGCAGTTGAAAACGGAGGATGCCACTTTAGGGGAGTTACTCCCTCGCCCCATTTCCCCCCG